GAGTCCTCCTCCGGTCTTACCGGCAGTCTTAGCTCCTTTCGGTCCAAAGCGTATTGTTTTAATCTTATCGCCTTCTTTAGCTACATCAATATGAGATTTTTTAGGATGACTAGGTGTACGTTTAGGCTTGTTAAATCCTGACACACCTGCTCTTGCAAGTCTTGAATCTTTTTTCTTAGCCATTATTTCTTTTTCCTCTTTGTTGTTTTCTTTTTATGAAGACCGTGCCGAGCATGTTGCTTACCTTTTTTAGTAGCTTCACGTTTCTTTTTATTAGCTGCTGCAAGTTTCTTCCTACCTGCAGGACTAGACTTAAGCTTTTTAATTTTTGCAGATGGAGCATACACTTCGCCAGTTTCAGAAGATTTCTTACCACTAGCGGTGCGCCACTTTTGCTTTGTCCACTTCTTTAAAGACTTCTGAGACTTCTTAAGTGCCATTACTTACCTACCTTTTTCATAGCCATCTTATGTGACTGTGTAAAGGTCTTACCTGCTTTCATTAACTTACGCATCTCAGTCATGTGTTTAGATGTATGATGCACAGAATGTTTCTTTAACGTATCTTTTTGACGCTGAGTAAGTTCTTTAGTAACTTTCTTACCTTTTTTATACATAGCTCTTTTCTTAGGTCTACCTACTTTAGAACCGTATGTTCCTTTTCCCATTGGCATTATTTGTATCCTCCGCCTTTTGCTTTATATTGTTTAGCTAACATCTGTGCTTTACGTGCAGACCATTGACCTGCTTTTCCACCTTTACTACCTGCTTTAATCCTGTTAAAAAGATTCTTACGCATAGTAGGTTTAGTATAATTACCTGCTTTGTTTACGGTTGATTTCTTTTTTTTCTTGACTGCCATAATAATCCATTTGCTCTTTTAGTTTTATTTGTTGTTTTCTAAAGTTAAATTTGGTTCTGTTTCTAGTCTCTTGTTTTCTAGCTTGATTTCTAAATCCACCTTTCCTCATAAATCTAAATCCTTTAGTGCGTTAAGTTTATCTTTGGCTTGTGCAAGCTTGTCTATCTGCTGATCTATAGCTTCTATAATATCAGGATGTTCTCCAACACCTGCACTGTTGTTAAAGTATACGTCAATGTTAGCTTCAGCTTTAGCTATCTCACCTTTGTACGTAGCTTCTAAACCTTTGTATAATCTGGTGTGGCATATGTTATTCATTAGTCTTTGTCCTTTGCAGTATTAGAAGCTCCAAAGTAAAAAGATATAATGGCACTTGCAAGTCCTCCAAGGTATCCCAAAACTAAGTTGATCAACGCTTCGCTGTTCTGCTCTGGAGGCTGGACAGTGATTAAGAAGATATAACCCATAAACCCACCAACTACAGTTAAACCCATGATACGAGATGTCCAGTCTTTAGAAAACTTTCCTCGCGCATCTTGAATGTCAGCAGTTTCTAAAGCATATAGATCAACATCGAGTTCCTTCATCCTAACTTCAAAATCTTTGTCAATCTTTTTAAGTTCTGCAAGTTGTTCAGGTGTCGCAGCTTGTACTGCTGCTTCTATTTTCTTAGGTGTTGGTTCACAACCAAGAGCATCAGCAACCATATTAGCTGCCATTGATCCCATTGGACCGCCTAGTGCTGTTCCTATCGTGGGAGCTACTGCGCCTATAATGTTCTTTACATTTTTAAGTAGATTCAATTTCATTTTTTTCCTCGTTGTTAAAGCGTATACTTTCGTTAGCTAAAATATCTTCTACCGATTGCATCGCTATTTCTAATGGCATGTCAGGCATACTTTTTAAGTGTGCGTTTAACATTTCTTCATAAACTTTTCTAAACTTGTCACGTTTAATCCATGCTAAGTCTTGTTTAGTTCTCATCTTACAATCTATCCGATAAGCTCTATCGAGATCATCTTCTAGATACATAATAAATATATCATCCGTTAACAATCATCTGCTCCAATCTGTCTGATCTGTTACCTACTTGTCTAGCCCAACGACTATCAAGCATCTCTTTGCCTGCGATTACATAGTTACCTGCTTCCATAGCAGCTAGAAATTTTTTAAAGTTTAGTAACTTTGTCAAGCCTAGATTAAAGATCATATTAATAATTGCACGTTGTCTAACGTCTGTTAAATCTGCAAACCACTTGAATACTCTAGTTGCTTCTTCTTCACAAATTGTTATATCGTTGGCAAGAAGATAGTCAGACTCATCCATAGTGATACCACGCTCTTCAATATTTCTACCCACACCTAGCGTTAAAAATCCTGCCGAGCATTTGTAAGGTCGTAGTTCTACACCTTCGTCACGTTTAAGTTCCTGTATTAGCTTCTCTTTGTTCATTTATAGCCTCGTTTCGTTTTTCTAATATTTCATCTCTTATTTTTTTTCTATCCTTTTCAGCTTCATCAACAGTAGAATAAGGAATTAACATACCTTTTTCAATTAAAGGTTGTATTCTTTTTAAAATATCTGAATCTTCTTCTAGTTTTTTATTATAAGGATTCCATTTGTTAACTATATAATGTCTATCAGGAGCATCCCCTACAGAAGAAGTAGCCATACTAATTGTTTCTCCTTTATCATTTTGTCCTGTAGCTTTATTAGCCATAGAGTATTTGTGTATAGCTTCTAAAAAAGATTTATTGATAGAGAACCTTTGTTGTTTTTCTTCTTCTGTTATTTCACCACCATCACGAAAAGGAATCTTTTCTACATTTCGTTTTTCTAATATAGCTCTAAGACTAGGTCTAGTTGTTTCAAAGAAAGATTCTCCTGCATACATGTTATTTCTGTCTTCTGGATCACCACCCTCTGCTAACTCAACTCTACCACCTTCTGCGTATGGGAAAGCAGCTTTTCTTTTATTTGAAGGAGTATCTGTAATAACACCTGTTCCAAAAGGATCTGTACCAAATGTTTCTTGTATCGGACTGTATCCTAAAAATGGAAAGTCTCCTCCTTTTACAATAGCTCTATTATAAATAGAAAGAAAATCTCTAAATATAAAAGGTTTAGTAGCTTGAACAATCATTCCTTCGTAGTCTTCTTCTTTGTAATTTTTATATGAACTAGCTCCTCCTGTTCTTAAATTTTCTACTACTGCCATAGTAGGAGTTATTTGTTCGGCTATAGATTTACCTTGAGGTAACGCAATTAATCTTGAAGCTTTTTCTAACTGCCACGGAACTACACCTGAAAGCATAGCTGCTTGACCAAACCATTTACCACTAAAAGTTTGTGGAGCATTGTCTTTATAATAATTTTGAGCAGGACTTGCCCAAATTTGCATTTCTCTTATGCCTCCTGCAATGTTTATACCTGCTAACATTTTTATTGCTAACTTAACATCGCCATCAGAAATCCTATTTAATAATCCGTTCATTTGAGAAGTTTTAAACTGCGCCCAAGATAAAAACAAACCCATTGACCTCATGTAAGGATTTTGACTTTGTGAAAATAAAAGTCTATTTCCAACTGTAGGAACACCAATGTCTCTGTCCTGAACTTTTTTACCTGCTTTAACTAAAAGACCTGCACCTGTTTGATCTTTTAAAGCATCTTGTATATTTTTAAATTTAGATAAATATTGTAATTCACTTTTACCTAACCCCATTTGATTTATTTTTTGCAACTGAGAACGACTAATTTTTGTTTTATCTGCGTGCTTTTTACTAAATTTAAAAGCGTCTTCAACTCCTGTATTGAAAGCAAACCTTGCTGCTTTATCAGTTAGCATTTTCATACCGTTCCATTTAAAGAAATTTTCTGTCCATTTATTTAGTTTTGTTTGAAGTATTGTTTGTCCGTTACCTGCAGTAGAAATCAAAGCTTCTATATCTTTTTCAAGAGTAGTACTTTTACCTCTAGCTATACCTAAATTGTAAGCATAGTTTGTATCTCTTCCTTGTTTTAATATTGATTTCATTGCTGAAAAAACAGAACTATTTTGAAAAGGTTGTATAAAATCTGCCATCTGAGAAATAGCTGCTCTTGGAAGCATAGATGTATTTGCTAAAAATGTAAACAAAGACATAAATGTTTTATGACCATCTTTTTGAAATTTTGTAGCTCCATAAGTTTTAAAATAAGCATTTACCGTATCTCTCATTAATTCAGTTTTATTTTCAAACTGCTTCTTGCTTATTTCTCCATTTCTATATTTCTTTTTTAGTCCTTGTAATAACTCATTTACAACTTCTCCTCGTTGTCCAAATTGTCTACCAAACTCAATTCCTCTTACACTTGACATTACCCATTGATTTAATACATTGTTTAAATCGTCTTCCAAATAAGGCTCAAGTTTTTTAATAGCATTAATATCAGTAAAATATCTTTCTTGTTCAAAGTTTTTTAAATACGGAACACCGTCAAATATTTCATCTTCTCCAAAAAGATTTTTAATTCCTCTTCCTGTCATACTATCATAAATTTCATCTGCTTTTTCTTTTATTTTGTAAGCAGGCATATCTTTATCTTTTTGTTGAATCTTTACAGCTTCTCTTAAAGTTTTTCTAAATCCTTCAGGATCAGCTACCATTTTAGTATTATAAAACTGAGGTAAACCATAAATTGCATCGTCAGGCATATTGTCAAAACGAATCCCTGCAGCTCTTACATAAGTCTGACCAAAATCTTGTTTAAATGTATTTACATTTTTAACCAAATTTCTTACACTTTCAGTTTCTGCTTTGTTTAATTTAAAACTTTTTATAATATCGT